TCTTTGTATTGATTATCCATAATCTTTTTGAAGTTTAATAATTGTTTTCTGTAGTATTTGATTTTCTCAATAGGTACATTTTTGTACATAGAATAACCAATCCAAAACCATTCAGTATCTTCATCTGAAAAATACTCTCTTTTATATACTATGTTAAATGTTTTGTAAATCTCTTTTGTCATATACACATAATCTAACATAAAATTACGGTATTGTCAAGCGTTATAATCGTTGATTTTACTAGGTTTTTAGGGTATTAGATGAGAACAAAACGAGAACATCTACAGATTCGCACCATATTTTGCGATATAATATGAATCTACAATGTCTGTTACTGGATTATTGAGTTTGGTTTGATCAAACTCCTTTATTAAATCTATCTTTGTGTCTTTTACAAACTGCTCATACATCTTTAGCTTGTCTGCATTACCTTTACCAGTGGCATTCTTTTTTATCTGACCTGGTACTATAGATTGAAATCTTTTATTGAGTACATATAGTTTATGTTTGAGAGTACCCATATTCTCTGCTAGGTTGAATACAAGTCCTTTTGATCCAAACGAGTAGCCTTCTATAAAAATATTACCAATAGCAGTACCAATAACAGAAAGCGCCCACTCGGAAATCTGGTCGTGTCGTTGTTGCTCGGAGGTATAGGGTAAATGTAATCTGCCATCTATCTGTCCATTATAAAATTTGCCTTCATATTTTTTAACATTTGTAAGAAAGTAAATCTTACAATTTTCAAATTTAAACTTACCTCTACATACACATATAGCAGGACTGCTTAAACTATAATCAATTCCAATCGTCTTGTTCTTCTTCATTCTCAAATATTGCATCCTCTTCTTCTATAGAAGTATCAGCACCACAGAAAGGACAAGTAGTAGGTTCAGCGTCTTCGTCTGACCATTTAACCCAATATGCTACATCACAATTGTTGCAACTTATTTGTACTTTGTTATCGTTTTCGTCTTCAGCCATTATAGTTTAAATGTTTTAAATTGATCTTTTTTAACGTCTTGTTTAACACCACCAATAACATAACTTTCTATTTCAGTTTCTTGTGGTGCATTTTGTAAAGAACGACTATTAAACCAATGTTGAGTCCATGGTAATGGATTGTTTGCACTTGATTGTTCATATTTTTGCTCTAATCCTATTACTCTCATTCTTCTATTTGCTATATATTCAACATATTGATGTAGTAGTTTTTCTGATAGTCCTATCATAGAACCTTTTGAGAATAGGTAACTTGCCCAATCTTTCTCTTGTTGTACTGCGTCATCATATATTTTATATACTTCTTTTTGTGTATCTTTTATTACCTTATTCATAACCTTATCATTCTCTTTTGTAAGATATGCTTTGATAATTTGTTGACTCATTGCAAGGTGTTGACTTTCATCTCTAGCAATAAGAGATAATATCTTAGCACTACCTTCCATAAGTTTAAGTTCGCCAAATGCAAATGAACAAGCAAATGATACATAGAATCTTAAACCTTCTAATACGTTTACGGTTACTAATGCAAGCCATAATGCTTTCTTTAGTTCATATATGTCAACTGATTTAGGATCATTATGCCATTTGTAACCTAATGCAATTAGTTTGTCGTATGCTTCTGTAACTGCTTTTGATCTTTGTTCTATCTTCTTATCTTCAATAATAGTATCAAATACTTCACTAGGGTCTGAATATAAGTTTTTAATTATGTATGTGTAACTTCTACTATGAATTGTTTCCATAAAGTCCCATGCAACTATGGCACCTTCTAATTCAGGATTAGTTACAAATGGTAGAAATGCTAAACATGGACCTCTACCTTGTACACTATCTAACATAGTTTGATATTTTAGATTAGATGTAAAGATAAACTTTTGTGACTCTGATAATTGAGCATAATCGTTTCTATCTTTTTGTAAAGATACTTCTTCAGGTCGCCAGAAGAAACCTAGTTGTTGTTGAGCCAATCTATCAAATATAGGATACTTAAATGTATCATATCTTTGTACAGCAAGGTCTTCACCAAAAAACAATGGTTGTTTCGTAGCGTCTAAATTTTTGTTTTTATTAAATACGGTTTTCATTTCTTTTTCTCTCTAGCGTTCTTAACATTGTTTGTCTTGTTTTTTCTTTACTTGCCTCACTATGTTTCTTACC